ACCTTTGACAGTTTGCCATTGTTGTACCTATATGTTCTCGTCTATAATCATTTGCAGTATCTCCAGGTTCTAACTGGACATCTGTAACATATAAGAAATCTCCTAAATCGGTATCAGCCACATCACTCCATATAAACACAATGAGATTATTAGTACCAGCAGTATCAACAGATATATTTTCTATCTTGTATCTAACCCATGATGTTGTTACATTTAGATTTGCTGGAGTATTTTCGTAAGTTAAATTAGTCTTTAATACTGGGTTTGTACCCTCACTATCCCATGCACTTACAATATCACTCGTTACACTATCCCCTGTACTTGACCATGCAATCACAGCTGCTTTAATATTATCCAGTTTACCACTACCAGCTACTTTTGCCTTAAAAGATAGGCTTACAGTAGAAGTAGGTAAATCTCCAAGAGAACCACAGTTCTTATTTTCTATAATTTGTACTATACCAAATTTTTTATCTATTGTTTCAACCTCCATTCCAATAGAATAAACAGAAGTATCCGTATCACCAGTTTGACGTGTTACATCTACAATATCATTTCCAGCTGATACCACAAGCCATCTATCCGCTGTATAAGAAGAATCATCATTAGACCCAGAAGTAAAACTTGTACCTCTTTGCCATACTGTAAAATCTCCATTGATTAATCCATTGTAAGTAGCACCACCACCACCACCACCAGCATAGGTACTTATATCTGAAGCAGGAATTTGTTTTGTTGTTGTTCCATCAATAACAATAAATGCATCAGTATCAGCAATTGTTATTGAAGATGTAGATTTGGCACTACCATCTAATAAATTTAATTCTGTTGTAGTAACATTAGCACCATCTAGTATTTCTAACTCTGCTTCTAATATAGCAGCACTACCAATAGTAAATCCTGTTCCAGTTACAACACCAGTAGAAGTAATCGCACCAGAACCAATTGTTCCAGCAAGTGTTACATTCGCACCACTAAAAGTGGCGGCAGTAGTAGTTCCAGATTTGATTATTAAATTGCCACTCGTATTCGTTGCACTACCAAAAGTAGTTCCACCATCTTTAAAGAATACATCACCACCATCAGCATCAAGAATAACATCTCCACTAGAATCTAATGTAACAGCTGAACCAGTTAAATTTCCAGTAAGGATATGTGTTTGTAATGTATCTAATCCTACTCTTTTAACTGTTCCACCATCTGAATATAATAATTCATCTGCATCAGCAAGTCCAGAAGTAATTTCTGTTTGTCCTGATATTACATTATTATTTAAGTGTTCACTTTCAACGGTATTATCTGCAATATTAGCTTCGGTAATTGTATCGCCTTGTATAATACTGCCAGAAACTTTTTGTATAGCCATAATGTTATTATTTATCCTTTTTTATGCATCTGGGTCAGAATCTTGTTGTGGTGTATTACCATCATCAACCCATGCTAAGTATTTTCTATAATCGCTATTAGCAGGGTCAAATGGAATCATTGCTCCATCACTATTTCTTTTAACCATGATATGCCCAAAATCTGCCCTATTTGAATCAGTTTCTTTAATAACAGTTTCGCTTGATGGGTCGTTGGGATATCCTTCTTTTAAGAATGGTAATGTATAACTCATAATTCTGCCTCTGCTTTAATTGTTGTTTGAAACCCTACACCAGCAGCACTTGCCCAACTACTTGGCGACCAACCATATCCAGCTGACATTCCTCTACTAGTTGTGGTAATACCAGCCCATGTAACATCTGCAGTTGCCGCATTATCTATTCTATACATTCTATTAGACGTACTAGCATATTCCAGAGTTACCGTAGGGGTAGCTCTCATTTCACATGTCCAATAATGCCCAAATATAACACCTGAAGCAAAATAAGCATGCATGGCAACAAGCAACGCTGGTTGAAAATACCTTTGACAGTTTGCCATTGTTGTACCTATATGTTCTCGTCTATAATCATTTGCAGTATCTCCAGGTTCTAACTGGACATCTGTAACATATAAGAAATCTCCTAAATCGGTATCAGCCACATCACTCCATATAAACACAATGA